CGTATAGGAATTAACAATGGTATGACCAGCGAGTGCGGTACTAACCCATTTTACCAAAGAGCGGAGGTTCTCATGTGCTGCCACATGATTCTCACCCGTCCGCCGAATCTCATCTGTCTGTAGTTTTATATACTTATAGACCGCATCATTAAGATATGCGTCAATCTCTTCTGAATAGAAATTCTCAAGGGCATTAGATCCAATCCGTTGTAGACCAAGATCTACTGCCGTGTGCATTTCTATGACGGTCATTATTCAGCTGGTTCGAGAACTTCCTCTTTAATGCCAAGTCGTTCCTTCAGATCATCTGACTTCAAACCCAGACTCTTGCGTTTCTCTTGAAGTCGAGCGAGCATGGTAACCAGGTTTTTTGAATTCTTCGCACTACCAATATACGCAACTGCCTCATCAAGACTATCACCAATTCGAACATCTCCGAATTGATAGATCGTACCAAGTTTACGCAACACCTGCTGATCAACCAGCTCTTCAATGAGGGCGGTATCTGCAAGATCCTTGCTCTCAGCAAAACGAATAAACTTAGCTGGCGTAGCCTCAAGGAAATTAGCAGAGGCGGTTTCGATCGCCGCTTCTGTCATCCGATCCGGATTCAAACCATTGAGTCTGAGAATCCTTCCGAACGAAAGGCTCCCTGCCTTAGTTGCCTTGATCTTGGAAAAGACAGCATAGGCCTGTGCCTTTAGCTCAACACTGGTGTGCTTCTTTGCTTCTGTGACCTCGGGGTCATTAATGAAGAACCTATACGTCCCTTTGTCAGCAAGTTCTTCCAATGAAGGAGCAACAAGAGGATGTGCGAGAGCGAATCGATATTTGATGTAGTCCAAAACATTCAAAGGATGTCCTGCCTCATCTACCCCTGTCTCAAGTTCAATGCCGTCTGTCGGTACTTTAATAGTCAGTTCTGACCACCACCGATTTGCATCCTGACGCCAGGTCTTAGCCGCTGGATCTAAAGGGGTAATGAGAGGAAGAAACTGCTTCTCCTCTTCATCATTCAGTCCTCTGAGAGGAGAACCAAATTTATATACACTGGATATACGAAGGATAGCCTCATCCCTAATGAACTCTGGGATTACTGAGGACTTGGATCTCTTCGCACGAATTTGCACTTCTTTACTAGCCATTTTAATTAACCTTATTTTACGTTTAGTAGTTAGGGAGTGGGGGTGACGCTTCCAACGCACACCCCCGAAACCCTAAAGAATGGATTGCTTACGCAATGCATTCAAGATCAATGGACGTATCGTAACGTCTCAGGAGAACGCTCGCTTGCTTCAAGAAGTGAACGCTTGCTCCGTCGATGTCACTAGCCCGCAGATCGTTGCCCGAGAAACCTTTCGGAATCACGGAGCCTGCAACAGCCCAGCGAATGAATTCCCGCTTGGCTTTACTGATCATCTGCACGTTGGGTTCACCATCGTAAGTTGCAGTGTCAAGAAAGACCATGCGGTAAGACTCCAGCGGCAGGTTCGAGATCGGGTGACGTTCGCCACCTTCAGCTACGAGACCGTGGTCAAACACCGGATTATGAACAAGACGGATGGTGTAACCATCAATGTGCTCATAAGAGGTGAAGTAACCGCTCAGAGTAATATTCCTACCGGAACCATTCGTGAACAGACCATTGGTCACAACCGATGCTGACTTCGCGGCGAGTTCGTCTTGCATAGCAAGGTTGAACTCATCCATCCCGCCAGTACCCGTCATCAGAGTAATGGTCTTGTTCTGTGCATCCGACATACCGAAGTAGACATCTCGGAGTAGGCCTTTCAGCTTACCGTGAGACAACTGACTGTAGGTATCCTTATGCTGGATTTGCTGCAAAAGGCCGGGAGAGATAACAATGGGCTGACCCCTCTCATCCTTCAGTTGAACTGCGCCAACCGAATTATAAGACGATTCGCCATACCAGTAGAAGAGTTCACACTCTTCTTTCCATTGCATCATATACTGCCACTCTTCATAGTCACACCAGAGATCGGTCTTTCCACCACCGCTTCCAGTCGGAAGGCTGATTGACATGACCCAATCGCGTCCGTTACCGGACATTTGGTATGATTTACGAAGCGTAGAGAGCTTCTGACGGACTTTGCCGGGTACGTGCCAGTTCGACGCGTTTCCGCGTGAGTAGTCTAGCCCGACCGGAGCAAACATTTGAGCGAACAACCGACCTTCTACAAGGTCAATTACTGGCATAGTAACAGTTGGATCAGGATCGGTAAGCTGGAGAGCATAGACATAATCGGATCCAACGGCCTGGGGCTCTTCCATAATCCGTGCAAAGACACCCGACTGTGACCTAAGGACATAGTCCTTAATAAACCACTTGTCAGGGAACTTCACATAAAAAATGACACCACCAGCGCCTTGAGCGGAACCAATCGTCTCTGCAACCTGCCTTACTCGCCTAACCCTCGTCTTCACATTATACTCAAATTCCTGGGTATCAATCGACTTCGAGTTACCTACACCTTCCGTAAGGAAGCTGATGGGGAACCGCTTGTCATCTTGACCACCAAGATTTGTAATAGCAGCAGACAAAACGGTCGGGTGCGTAATGAACGCCCTGGCCAGACTGTTGCTATCAGTATGCTGTGAATCGTTATAGTGAGTTTTTGAGATTAACATAGCACGCGGAGTTTAGTTATTTGGTTAAGTGGATAAAAAATCTAAGGTATCAAGAGCAGCACTGACTTCAGACGCAGTTCTTGGTTGAGCGGACTGCTGACTGGGTAGGTTTTTCTTACCCCCTTCTCGCAACGTTTTAGACAAAGATTCCGCTACCTTCGTTTTAGCTTTCGGGAGAAGAAGGTCTGCAAGCGCCTGGCGGTTTTTTACAACCCAGTAAACGGCAATTTCTTCTTCCGGAGTCATATTCTCGCTATCTAACAAAAGCTGCGTCTTCCCATCGTCCTGAACAGGAACACTCATGTACTCAAAGAGAGAGTCTTTCTGACTCTCGGGGACAGTAACCCCCAGGAACGCGCTGTTATCCGTCAACGCACTCTTGAGACCAGACCAGTAATCGACAACACTTTGCTTCTCTTCAGCGGCCATGACTTCTTGCTCTTTAACCAGCTTAGTCTTCTGCTCCACCTGATTGTCTCGCAGACCCTTGAGAGACCGCAAAGCCCATCGATATAGACCTCCAGCCTTCTCATGATCAGCAATCTCAGCCGTCACTTCTTCTGCACTCAACCCTCGTTGTTCGAGTTCGATTGCAATCAGATGCTTCTGAAGCGGTGTATTGTCTTCTGCGACCTCAAGTTGAGATAGTCGTCAGATGGGAAAGTGGCATTCAAGAAAGCCTTGGGATCTCCGCCGTTATGAACAAAGTCGTGGAAATCCTTCAATACAGGATTAACAGACAAGGTCTTATCGACAGCATCCTCTGCTAAGGACTTACTGGAATCTTTAACCAATTCAACGATACCTTCAATCGAATCTGGATACTCTGAGTGGTTTAGACTCTCCAGACCTAGGGTTTCCAGAGCGAGCTGGGCTACGGTCTTGGTTTCTTCAGGCTCCTCAGTGTCTTCCGACTCCTCAGCCTCATCTTCAACCTTAGCTTCTACTTCTACTACTGGGTCCTCCTCCTTTGTCTTATCCTCTGGGACAAGATCATCCGGGATATCAACTGGGCTTTCCTCTGTTTTAGACATGTTTAAAATAATGTCATCCAGAGAGAAATTCTCTAACGCGGCGTCAACTGTAGTGACATCTACCGGGCCATCATCGACGACAGTAGAGTCTGAACTTACTTTGGGCATATTGTTTTCGTTTGGTAGGTGAAGATACAGGCTAGATTACTACCTGTAAAGTTTATCTATATAAAAAATCCGCCTAGTTATAGCACTAGGCCCCAGAAGGCTTCTTTTTCGCTGCAATTTGCTGCGTAGCTTCGGTTTTTTTGTTGTGACGAACCTTCTCTTTCAGGTCTTCTCTCTTGAAGGCCAGCTCCTTATCCTGCTTCCTTTCGTCGCTGACGATCTTACGAACAGCGTCTTCAGTATCGCCAAGCGCCTGTACGATATCGGGTACTCCATCGGCATCAACGTCTCCTCCCCCGCCTGGTCCACCACTCTGAGTACTAGCGGCACGGATAGTAGCGACATCGAGTTGAACTTCACGATCGAGACGATTCTCTTCTTTCTCGAAGGCCATCTTCTCTTGTTCAAGTTGCTGAGCCTGCTGATTCTGCTCTTGCTCCAACTTCTGCTGTTCTTCGGCAAGCTTCTGTTGTGTCTTCTCTGCTTCTTCGATCTTATCCTTGATCGAAGCAAAACTTGGTGCATTCAAGATATCGGCAATCATGGACATTGGCATAGTTCCCTGACCCGCAGCTTGCTGAAGAAGCGCGTGCATGAACTGAACCTTTTCGCCTTCCTGACCCGACGAGACAACGTGGATACCATACTCAGTCTCGCTGTGCTCAATACCATCAACCTCCAGTACCCCAACTGTCTTATCCGGCATGATGTAGGAACCAACGATATTATTCATCCAGGCCACCTTGGACAAGTCAAGCAGGCCTTCCAACTCTCTCTCCTCAAGCTCCACCACTTTCATGAAGATGTCTTCTGTAATGAAGCTTGACTGAATGATACTTTGCTCGGTCGTAGACTTGAGTTCATAAGGAGACGTCAGTCCTTTCCGTTGACGACTAATGCCAGCGAGATCATCCCACTGCGACTGAATCATCGACAGAAGGTTGATATACTGATCAATGTTCTTCGCGCTTAGATCCAGTACCGACTTATGTTGCGGTGAGGCCGCAGGCTCTCCGTCCTTTGGTCCGGACGAGAAGGCAAACCCAAGTGCATCTATATAATAGAGCCACTTATCAACATCCCAGTCACTTGGAATAGAATTGAAATCAAAGTGAGCAATCATGTCCTTCGCCTTAGCGATCGCTAGTTCCAGACGATAGTGATAGACATTGTAAAGCAACTGATAGGGGATGCCAAGCATAACCAGCGAAATCGGCCTGGCGTTCGTATCTGAATACTTTCGACCATTAATGG